TCCCATAGGTCTTCCAGGTCTAGTTGGTCCCATAGGTCCAATCGGTCTTCCAGGTCTAGTTGGTCCAATTGGTCCAGTTGGTCCGATCGGTCCAGTCGGTCTTCCAGGTCCAATTGGTCCTATCGGGCTCCCTGGATTAGCAACCAATACTGGTGCAACAGGACCTACTGGAACGCAAGGACCTACAGGTCCTTCTGGTAACAGTGGATCTGCAAATTTGTTATATATATTTGCAACAAGTGAAAGTGTAAGTAATAATGATTATATTGGCAGCGGGAATTCATCATCTAATATAGACAGAAATACGATTGTTGTACCTATTAATTGTACTGTTACCACAATTGCTTTTAGTATTAGAGAATTACGAAATATATCAGCTATTGGACCAGTAACAGCTACTCTATGGGTAAATAAAATTGCGACTACATTTTTTACTACAATTCTTAACGGTGCAACAACTGTTAGTTCCGTATCAACAGGAAAATTATCATTGAATGCTTTGGATATTATTACCGTTCAACTTACTTACTTAAATGGTGGTGCATTAAGTACAGGTGCTTGCATAAGTATAATAGCATACTAAAAAAAGTGTAAAATTATATTTTCTTTACAAGATTTTTACCCCAAAAAGATTTTAGACCGGTCGTTAACTTTTCGGGTTCTCGAATAGATTCGTCGACTTTTTGTAATATCGCCATTTTTTGTTCGGCGGAATCTCTACGATGTTCTAATAAATTTATTCGGTCTAAATTTGTACCATCCATATCATCAAACAAAACGTCATCATCATATTTTTCTAGATCTTTCATTTCAAAATAACGTATCAAAGTTCTCATATACTGATCAAAAGATTGGCTCACATCTAAACTAATCATAGTTTCAGGATTATCTAACAAATCACTTGTAATATTAGAAATACGATGTTTATATTTACATATTTTTTGTAAATGTTCTTCGTTCTCGATATGTTTGGTAGGATTATTTTTCGCAACATATTTTTTATATTGACTTTGATTCATTAAAAAATCAAGGGTTAATTGATCAATATGATTATTGATAATGGGTTCTCTGTTCTCCATAATAAAAAATATGTATATTAAATACCTATTTTTTATTTCCTATTTTTCTTTGTTAATTCCCTCTGAAGTTTTTTATCTTCTTGTTCTCGTTTCTTGGTTTCACGTTTTCTCATTTGTTCCTGTTCTTTCATCTGTTTTTTATGGCGTTTATCAAGTTCTCTACGTTCTCTCTCTTCTTCTTTAGATTTTGTTTTAGAAATAACGTGTTCTTGTCCTCGGACCAAATCTTCTACAATCTTAGATCGATATTTGTTAACCAAGTTTTTCAAAAAATCGTGCTCAACTCCTTTCTTTTGGTCTTTAAGTGTTTTACGTAACATTTTCTTTTCTTGATTGATTTGTTTCATACGTTCACGTTCGTTACCTATCATATTTTTTACTGTTTTACGTATTTTATTGTATCGTCGGGTTCTCTTTTTCTCAGCATTGTTGATGGATTCTTTCAAAATTTTTTCGGATTGGTTATTTTCACTCTTCTTCAGTCGAATCATTGCACTATATTCTTTTTTTTCATCTCGTAAGGTCATATGAATCACACTACGTTCTTGTTCGTTCAAATCCGTTTTTAACATATGTTTTAAATGTTCCATACGTTTTTTATAATTAACAGTCAAGTTCTTGAGTTGTTCGTGAAGTTCGGCGATTTCCTTGTTATATTCGTCGATAGCCAGGTCATATTTATGGATAACAGGATGTTCGTGAATGTTCTCATCTAAGGTTGTTTTATCTCCAACTTTCACTGCACATTTCTTTCTTAATTGATATAATAGAGAACCTTGATATCGTTCGTACTGATCACCATATTTTTCGATATTTTGTTTTACTTCAGCAAATGCGGTCTTTTTCATTTGTCCACGTTCTTTGATACGTTCTCTGATTTCTTTAATTTTATCACGAATATGTTGTACTTGTTCTTTGGCAATTGCTACCATTTCACGAATATTATTATTCACCACTTTGACACATTGAGTCTTGGGTCGGCCCTCTAAATCTCCACAGATATCGTCTTTTAAGAAGGCAAATGTTTGTGCATTGGTTTCACCAAGTTCTCCTTCTAGCTTCTTGGTTTCTTCTTGAATTTGTTGTTTTAGATCTGAAACATTAGTATCTAACATATTCTGAACTAATTTTTTATCAAAACGTTCAGCTGTCTTAATATCACGTATAATAGGAGTTTCTATGTGATGAATTTGTGGTTGAGAGAATTGTCGAGCATCTTTTTCACGATTCAAATAACTAATGTAACCTGCAATGTCGTCCAAATATTGAGAACGTCCGTGTTCAGTAAAATCCCCATTTTCTTTCAAATATTTGGTAGAAAAATTGGAAAAGTCGGCAGGCATTTGTTCGTCAGCTGGTTTCAAAAGATTAAACAATTGTATTAATTCCATCGGATCTTTGGTAATGGGGGTTGCTGTCATTAAGAGAACTTTTACTGAATCCGCGCCCGAAAATTGGTAAGAATACATTAACGCTTGATGAAGTGCATTCATATCAGGTCGTTCTAATGACGATAAATCGTCACCACCATAGAGCTTATGAGCTTCATCAATAATTAACAGGGTTTTACGTAGGGGATCTTCGTGACCATTGATTTTGACTAATTCGTCATATAGTGCGTTTTGCTTAGAAACCAAATTGGAGAACTGTTTGTAGGACATTGGTCTTATTCGCCAGGCTTTGGACAAAAGTCGCATACGTTTTTGCTGATCTGTGGGCATCTGCAGATGTGATTTTTCAATCTGATGGCGGATACTTTCGTTACATACTTGATCAAACATATTTTTCCAAATATCGTTTTTAAGCGTGGTTCGTGTGACCCAAAGAATTGTATACCCATTTTTTTCGAAATTTTGAGTAGCTGCTGCAATTGCGCTGCAGGTTTTGCCTGTACCTACTGACTGAAATAACAGCATACCTTTTAAAGGATTCATAGGAGTAAAATAATGGCGAACAAAATCTTGGGTAGGAGTATATTTGATAAGTTCTCCACCAAAGTTCTCCGGTGGCCGTAGGCCACCTATGAACTTAGTAGTTGGGTTATTCGAACCCTGACCTGCACCACCCTTTTTCGCACTATTATCAGCACACAAGTTCTCCATTTTCACTGGATCCCAAGCGAATTCCCCAAAATTTTGACGAATATATGCAGCCATTTCCAGATGGCCAAGTTTTTGTTTGTCTTGTTTATTAGAATTATTTATTACGATTGGAGAACCTTGTCGAATAACCATTTTAGCAGGGAACCTACGGTTCCCTAAGGGCGCCTGCGGCGCCCCAGGTTGAGCAGCTTTGCTGCTCTGACCCTGCGACCCCTCCCTTTCTATATTATCTTGTCGAATAACTAATTTACGTTTTTTAGGTATTTCTTGATTTGTTCCCCCATTTTTATTAAAAGGGAGGGGTCGCAGGGGAACCGTAGGTTCCCTGCCGCCATATAACACTTCAACATCATCTTTTACGTGTTCATTAATAACAGCACGGTGGTGTTCTTCGTCGTCATTTACTGAAACAAAGGGAATAGAAAAACTATGTACGTTTTTGTTTAATTCGTAGTCGACTGCACCGACCACAGTAGTTCTCTCCAAATCGTGGGAAAAATTTAACAATTTCATATCTAAATCCATTGCTTTTAAATAAAGATCCATAGTCGTCTTTGCACCCATAAAAGAACCCTGTAATGATTCCGGAATCTTAAGATCATAAACAAATACATGTAATGGCCATCCTTGATGTGGGTGAAATTCCAATCCTTTTTGACCACAGGTTCTCGTACCACGACCAATCACTTGTTTTTGATCAGAAGGAACTGTAGATGGTTCAAAAATATGAATATATTTTATATCAAACAGGTCAATTCCTTCTTTAAATCCACTATCTAAAATAATAAATCGTACAAGTTCTCCGTGAATGTTCTCAGGACGTTGATTGAATTTTTTTAACATATCTTTTTTCATACTAACATTGATTGGTTGATCATAAACACCTACAGAAGATAAAATATAAAAATTGTTTTGTTTTGTTTTAATGAGAACTTCATCATCAATAAGAGTTATTTTTTGATATTTTTTAGATCCCTTACCTCCTTTAATGCTTTCTTCGGCAGTAAAATTTGCTTTCAAATCTCGTTCATTAATTTCCTTTACAGACATTTTTGGCTTTTTTTCATCTAATTCTTCCAGTTCTCCCACTGGAAATTCGTCATCGTCTTCTTCTTCCTCTGGAGATTTTGTATCTTTTTTTAGGGAAGGGACTGGCGAAGCCACCGCAGAAGATATCTTAGTTGACCCTGCAGTATAAGATAGATTATACCCTTTTGCCATAAATGCCGAGGCAATAAGTTTGGCTCCATAAGTACTTGATTTCAAATCTGAAAATATAAAATGTTTGAATAATTTCCCGTATTTTTGCTTATCTTGACGATCCAAATTTTCTATATTTTTCATCAACGCGTCTAACTTTGGTGATGAATCTGGCATATCCTTTAGAAACGTTTGAGGTTGGAAACGTTCGTCATCAAATTTATAGATCGGAGAACCTTGACCCCAATTCGATCTTTTACGAACACACGTAGGATTGTAAGATAATATACCATTTTCAGTAATAAGTTTTTCTAAATTGTCGGCTTTATCTTCTGATTCTTTTAATACTCTTTCTTTTTCTTCAAAAATCTTCCGGTCATCCATAATTTGTTATATATTAATATATTATAATATATTAACGATATGTCAGGATCAGTTTATACTCAACCATCATATGCAGGCCGACCTACTAGTTTTAAAGTATTAGGTGGTCCTTTCAATGGCTATTCTACTATTCAAACGATTAATTCCAAAAATGATAGTAGTGACGTTATGACGCGTAAAGTTCTCACCAAATCTTGGAACACACCTTATGCAACAGGAGTTATTAATGGACGTAATCGTGTTGCTACACCTTTTCGTGCTATTAACAATTTAGGCGACTTTTTAGATCGTCAGAATTATGTTTGTGGTGGTTCTAACCAAGTGAATGCCAACAAGCCCGGTTGGAAAGGTCATATTGGATCTATTATTTCTCAGTGTGATGGAACTGGAGTTCCAGCTTCTGTTTGCAACCCACGTTTTGTCTCAGATTCGTCTGATTACACTACTTACAAAAAACAACGTGCGATGAACCGTAATTATAATGATTTAAAACAGGGCGGTGATGAAAATAAGTCTGAACAGACTTCTTATATGCGCCATTTTTAGAGGGTTTTATGGTCAAAGTGGTTAAATAATATAATTATGATATATAGACCATAATTATAATGTCCATTACGAATATTCATAATACACCTATCTTTATTAGAACCGAAATCAACAATGGTTTATTAAAAACGCAAAATGCAATGCCTCAAAAAGATAGTACGAGTGATAATCAAAGTTCATTTAGTGCGGATCGTCGGGCATATTATCATACGTCAACCTTGAAACCTAAAATTACTACACTTAATCCTCCTCATCTTGGTATGAACAACCATACTGTATTTGACGGAACCCATACTGCAAAACAAAAACAATGGTATGGTAATCGGGATGCTAGTGAAGTTACTCGACGAAACCGTGTGCAAGGGGTGGGTTTAGGGACATTTAATTCGAACGGTCAACCACTTAGTTTTGAAAGTCACGCAAATGTGAATACAGTAAACAGTGCATTGAACCGTGTAAGGGGCGGTGGGGCAGTCGCACCCCCCAAAAAAGCGTTTAATACCCATAATGCGTATGGGCCGAGCCCTAAGAATATTCCGTTAGTTCCTGCAATGAAAATAGTAAATGGGTTCAAAATGCCACCGACCAAAGTTCTCCGGTAGCAAAGCTACCTTCGAACTTAGTAGTTGAGAAGCTTCGCTTCTCTGACCAAATATGCGGGTCCTCTTAATGGAAATACTGTATGGCAGTATCAGAATCAGAATACACCTTAGGAAATTACAGTTGTATTTTAATATGAATATATTATATTAGTAATTCTATTTTATAATGAGTGCCCCACTGACCAGACCAGAACTACAAGAAGAATTGGCAAGAATAAAGATGCAAACAATAGTAAATAATGCAAATTCAAAAGTAGCAAAACAAGATTTACAAAGGACAGGGACAGATATGACACAATCAATAGCACATTCACAATTATCAGGAGTTCAAGCTGTAAAAGATGTTACTGGAACAGTGAGATCAGCTACTAAAACCGGAAGAGAGGGTGCTGAATTAGCTGGAGAAATTGGATTAAAAGCAGCAAAAGAAGCAGGTGAAATTGGATTAAAAGCAGCAAAAATAGCAGGTGAAATTGGAATAACAGCAGCAAGAGACATCGGTGATACTTCAGTAAAAGGATCAAATGAGATAGCAAAAATAGCATTTAAAAATAGTGGTGAAATGACAAGTGACTCATTTGGTATAGCTACAGATTTATTGAAAAATATAAGAGGTGCATTATCATTTATTCCAGATAAAATAAGAAAAACTAATGAATTACAGAATCGGATTAATTATATTAAACTTCATGGTGTTGATATTAGTTTTCAGAATTCAATAAGAGCAGAAATAAATGTAATTTACAAAAATTCTGAAAATATTATAGTAGAATTAGTTAAAAGATTAAATCAAATTATAAATAGTAAATACATAAATTATAAAACAAGAAATAATTGTAACGGAACGGTTTATTATTCCAAATTGTGTGATATAACAAAATTATATAAAGTAGAAGATAAAAGATTAGAAATTTTGTCAGAGTTACTTAAATTACTCCAAGAATTTAAATCAAATATTCAAACTAGTAAAACAGAATTTTATGCACAAATTTTAGGAGTAACAGATATTCCTACTTATAATACTTTTATAAACAGCATATACGAGAGCGAAAATTCAGCATTTAAATTAGTTGAAAAGTCTAAAAACGAAATTTTTGAAAATTATAATAAAAGTATAGTAGAATTAACAACAATAATTGATGGTAATCAAAGTTCTGGAGGAAAAAGAAAATCACAAAAAAACCATTACCATAAATCATCAAATAAAACGAAAAAATCCAAGAAAACTAGAACAACAAAAAAACGAAAAACATTACGAAAGAAAAGAACATAAACCCATATTTACAAAATATAATAGAATGGACTACGAGCTCCCAAGCAAAGAAAACTACACAATTTA